CCTATCCCCTGTGTGCCTTGGCAGTCTCAGCCTCTCTATGGGCAGTCGGTGATTCGATGTCGCGTTCTGAAAGAAGGCCGCCGGCTGGTTTAAAAAATGTCGATGCGCACCTGCAATGCGTCCAGTCCGGGACGCTCATCAGGGCCAGATCGGGGATCATCAGGCCGGTGCAATGGGCGGTGATGAACTCGGCGCGTTCCTTGGCCGTTTTCAGTTTCTTCATCACTTTGGTGGCTCGCAGCGCCGGCATTTCCAGGCTCAGCGAGGTCACGGTGCGGCCGGTGACGGCGAGCGGTTGCAGCAGTTGCACCTGGTCGGGATCGTCGGATTTTTCCGCGTCTTCGATCTGGTCGAGAAAATACGACGCCGGACGGGTCGACATCTCGTGCACGTACTGCGCGATCGTCACGTAGTCCGGGCGCTTGAGCTGGTCGAGTTCCTTGACCGACATCCCGGTGGCCAGCAGCGCCAGTTCGAAGAACTGATCGTCTTCATCGTCGCCGGCGCGTTCCAGCGCTTCTTTCTGGGCGGCGTAGAACAGGGGCTTGAGCTGGATCGATTCGATCTGCAAGCCGTCGTCACCGGTGATCGGCGAGAGCAGGTCATGCTTGGGTGGCATCCACGACATGAATGAATTCCTTGGTGATTCTTAAGGGGGTGTTGCAGTCCCTTGTGGAAGCGGCGCACCGCCGCTCCCACAGGGTTTTGTGATTGCCTTTGGCCGAGCCTTACGGCATCAGCACCGCACGACGGGCATCACCAAGGATGTCGACGCCGCTGAGCACGAACTTCTGGGTACGCACGTCGATGTCGATCACCGGAATGCCGTTTTCCAGGCGGTTGTAGGTGCGGCAGGAGAACTCAAGCGTCGTCAGGGCTTTGCTACCCATCTTGATTGCTTCTTCACTCAGGGTTTTGAGCTTGCCGCCAATGGTGTGATAGGTGAACCAGGTGTTGCCGTCCTGATCCTGACCGGCCTCACGCACGTTCAGCAGAATGTCGTCGCCCAGTTTCACGCCCATCGCCAGCAGCACTTCAGCGCCGGTGCCTTGCAGCTTGAGCGTGGCATTCAGCGGCTTGGCGCTCTTGGCCATTTCCTCGACGATGAAGCGCCCGCCCGCCATGCTTTCCATATCGAAATCGATCTTCGGCGGAGTGAATTCTTCCACGGTCGCCGACAGCGGCAGGCCTTGGAGGGTGGCCGCGATGGCCTGTCTTACGCGGTTGGTAAACATTAGAGAACGTCCTCCAGGAACTGCTCGATGATTTCATCGCGGGCGTTGAGTTGATAAACCATGTGTTCGTTCGGCGCGTAGCGGCCGTAGTCGATGACCACGTACCAGGTGCCGTTCTTGTACTTCTCGACGCTGTTTAGTTCCGGGTGCAAGTAAACGCTGCCGCCAGGAATGGTTTCGTCGGCGACCAGGGTCTGCAGCCAGTCGTTGATGCGTTTGACTTCCTGATCCATGAACGACTTGGTCAGGTTCTTGGCCATGGCTTTCTGGCCGGCCTTCACCAGCTTGCGGCTGATGGCGTCTTCCAGACCGACGTAGCTGATGAACTTGCCGGTGATCGAGCGGTTACCCAGCAGCGAGAAGCCGCCCAGCACGGTGCGGGCGTAATAGCTGACGCCGTAGCGGTTGAGCAGATCGCCTTCGGTGGAAGTGTCGAGGATGTTGTACTCAACGACCCGGGACACGTCTTCGGCGTAGGTCACCTGGTTGCCCGGGCTTTCCCATTGCTTGACCTTGGCCAGCGCGGCGATTGCCAGACTGGAGGGTGCGAGGAAGACGTTTTTCTTCGCCGCTTTCGAGTACACGGCCGGCATGTTGTGCACCACCAGGCAACGGTCGAAACCGAGGTCAGCGCCGCCCAGATCCTTGCTGTACAGCACCTGATCGGCGACCGAGGCGTCCTTGCCGTCCAGCACCACACGGGCCTTGATGCGCTTGCCGAACGAGGCGAACTCGCTGGCCACCGCTTTAGTGCCGGTGAAGCCCGGCGCGCCGATGATGGTCAGGTCTTCCGGGACGCTGCCCAGTGCCGCCAGACCGAGTTTGCGGCCGGTGGCTGGTTCGATGCCGCCGATCACTGCGTTGACGGTGTCGGCCGGGGTCGCGCCCGCCTCGACGATCACCACGTACACCGGCACCTTGACCACTTTGAGGATCTGGTAGACCGCGTGGTACAGCGTGCCCTCTTCCGCACCGGTCGGATCGAGCAGTGCGTGGGTGGTGAAGCTGTTGATGCGAAACGGAGCGTTGCGCGGAATCAGCGGGTCGGCTTTCGGCGCGGTGCCGACCAGACCGATGACGTTGTCACCCAGGCCACCCATGGCCTCGGGGGATTCGGTGGCATTGACGGTAATGCCGTTGTGCTCGAAGTTCAGAACCTCAGCCATATTCAGTCAGCCTTCTTGGCAGCGGCCTTCACGGCCTTGGTGGTAGGTGTTTTCAGCTCCAGTCGACCGGCGCCGTGCAATGCACTGGCCTCGACGTCGAGCAGATCGAGTTCCTGGCCGACACTCGACCAGTGCCCACCGCCGGTGGGGAATGGAACGAGCACGGTGTAGGTTTGGCGGGTTGCCATTTTTCGTTTCTCCATAAACGGGAAAGCCCCTCGTGGGGAGGGGCTTGGCGGGTGTTGAGTGTTTTGCGGATAAGAAAACGCCCCGGGGTGCGGGGCGTTTATTTGAGATTTGCGGTATCGGGCGACGATGAGTCCGGCCAGCCTTCGGCAAGCATTTCGTCGTGGTACTCGCCCGTCTCGATTGCGCGTAACAGCGTCAGCTCTCGGTCAAAGCAGGCCTGCACATGCGCCCGCACTGCTTTCGCTATGTCGATAATCTGCGCAGCGCCAATCTCGACGAATCCCTTCGCTGTTTTGAAATTGCAGCGGTATTCGGGATCGAGAATGGCTGAAAGCCCCGTGCCTGCGATCAGCGCCTGGCTGTCGCGGGTTGTCTCGATCAGCAGCTCGTCGACCGACACGCCAGAGGCTTCCCGGCGGAATCGCTCGGCAGCGATGAGGTCCTCTGTAGAGACAGGGGCATTTCCGGTTTTTGAAGCGATATAGGCCAGATAGCGGACATCGTCATCCGTAACGACGCCCTGGTTCGGCCAATACGCCTCATCTTGCGGCTCTGCAAAAACCGCCGTCACGGCAAGCTGGTGCTCGTCCGTAAATTGGACATAGATGCTCATAGGTCAGCCTTAAAATGTATATGCCGAGATGTTGATGCTAAAGGTTGCGATACCCACATTCGCCGTCAGGGTGTGATACAGCGTCTGAGGACTTGTCAGCGGCAGAAGCGGAAAAGGACTTTGAGGGCCGCCGTTTGCAGCGCCCGAGGGATTGCAAGCGAACTGCACGGAGCCCACACCATTTTCGCCGCCCAAGGTTCCATAGGTATTGGCACCAGCCGAGGCGTTGGAAAGCCCAATGAAGCCTTGACACTGCTTTGCATTCATCGGAACAGCGGAAGCCACCGAGAACGGCGTATAGCTGGACCTGCCGCCCTGTGTCGACAACACTTCCTTGCTATTACCGGAGAACATTCGGTTTTCCTGATAACCATTCGGAAACTGGCCGCTGGCGTTCGTTGGCCACACTCCGATAAGCGCCGAGTAGGTGTAACCCGTTGGTGGAGCCGATCCACCGTACACGACAGGGGCCACAGCCGACGTGCAGTTCCACGCCATCACACCCTGGGCCTCGGTTACCGGGTTGTAGAAGGCATAGAGTGCCACATAGCCATTGACTGGCGCGGCCCCTGCATCCATGGCCCCGAGGCCCTTGGCTGCCGACGCCAGATCAACCAACTGGTTGAAGTTTCGCAGGGTGCGCGTCTTGCCGTTGGCATTGCCGACAACAACCTCCGCCACCTTGATCGTTCCGGACGACGACGCGACCGAAATCTGCATCTTGTCGCCACGCATGCTCCCTGTAAGCGGGCCATTGCTGGAGGCGGTCTCAACAGCCGCTGCAAGTGCGGCGATATCGATCGTTCCCTGATTGACCGGTGCGTTCCAGGCCTTGATGCACCACATCACCGCCAGGTTGCGCGGGCGGGTGCCAACCAGGTGACCCTCGGTAAACAGCGCCGCCTGATTCAGCGAAACAGGGGAGGTGATTTCGCCAGACGAAAAACGGGCGGCAGGATAGTCGGCCGCAGAGGCAACGTCGCCTCCAAGCACCGGGTGAGACTTACCGGTATTGTCTGGATTGAGTCTCCACGACGAGGTGGCAGCCTGGATGGCCTCCCCCGTCGAGGTCACCGCATCGTGTGCAACCAACGTCGCTTTTTGCCAGCTACCGATTGTCCGGCCAGCGTCAACACCGCGACCATGATCCCAACCTCGCAAGAATTCGCCGCGCGATTCCGGCAAGCGGAAATTCCCGGCACCCTCATCGCCCTTGTTGAATGTGGAACCGAGATAAGCCGCCAGATCCGGATAGGTCGCAATGCTCTGCACGCTGCCATCCAGTTCCAGATAGCCGGCAGGCACGATGCCCATCGGGAACGACAAAACAGCACCTACAGGAACAGAAGATTTAAGCTGCGAGACTTCCTTGGCCAGTGCGGCTACGTCGATGCTTCCCTGATTGATCGGCGCGTTCCAGGCCTTGATGCACCACATGACGGCCAGGTTGCGGGGGCGGGTTTCCGTGCCTCCCCGGTTACCCGTCGTAGCAATCTGTTGCCCTTCACCCGAGTAGGATTGAGGTCCCCCCGAAGCGGCTGCGTGATATGCCTGAACCGTTGGAAACTCATTAGTCATGAAGCCCGGACGATTATTTGCCGGCGGATGATTGTGCGCCTTGAAATCGTCAGCCTGATACGTGCCAAAATTTCGCCCGTTATCCACACCACGACCATGATCCCAACCACGCAGGAACTCACCGCGCGATTCCGGTAACCGAAAGTTACCAACTCCTTCATCGCCCTTGTTGAATGTTGTTCCCAGGTAAGTCGCCAGATCCGGATAAGTCGCAGTGCTCTGCACACTGCCATCCAGCTCAAGAAACCCCGGAGGCACGATCCCCGTCGGGAACGCCATGACAGCGCCCACCGGAACGGCAGATCCCAACCGAGAGACTTCCTTGACCAGTGCTGCTACATCAATGTTTCCCTGATTGACCGGGGCGTTCCAGGCTTTGATGCACCACATGACGGCGATGTTGCGTGGTCTGACAATGCCAGCGTACAGATCGCTCGGTGTACTGGAACCAATCAAAGTGGCGTAACCCATCGTTACGGAGTACGCATTCCCTGATGCTGAATATGCATCCAGCCCAAAATCGTCAGCCTTGCTACCACTTGCTGCACCCATCCCCATCGCGGCACTGAGACCGTTCGAATCCGCGTCATAACCAGAGAGCGAACCTTTCTGCCGACTGCCTACACCACGCCCGGCATCCACTCCACGCCCATGATCCCAACCGCGCAAGAATTCTCCACGAGCCTCCGGCAACCGGAAGTTCCCAACCCCCTCATCCCCCTTGTTGAACTTGCCGCCCAGATAGGCGCTCAAGTCCGGATAGGTCGCGCTGCTCTTGACGCTGTTGTCCAGCTCCAGAAAACCCGGTGGCGGCGTATCGACAGGGAACGCCACGATCGAACCCACCGGCAACGCCGAGGCCTTGGCGATCAGCGCTTCGACTTCAGCCTTGGTGTAGGAATCCTTGATGCCGAAACCGGCCAGCGTGTCTGGATTCGAGCCGGCCGTCGCACGGCCATATTCGTCGACGCTCAGACTCTTGTAAGTCCCGGCAGCAATCCCGGTGGGACCTGCGAGCATCTTGAAAGTCAGCGCAGTGGTGCCGAGGGTAATCGGCGCGTTGGTAGTCAGGTGCCACAGCGAATCACCGTTGAGCGTGCCCTCTTCCACCATCACCGTCAGGCCCGGGGTAACCTTGGCGCTGACGTTGGCATCGTTGGCCCGAGTCCAGTCGCCGTTGGCGACGATCCAGAGACCGTTGTCCTTGGCCAGGGTCTGGTTCGGCAGCAATACGCGGTCACCGGCAATCACCGCCACACCGTCTATCTGCTGCGCACCGTTCAACACCACGTTGGCGGTGGCGGCGACCCGTACCGACTGCTTGCCATCGAGTTTGCCGAGTTCTTCGGCGAGGTAGCTCATGACCCAGGCACGAGTAGCCTTGACCACGGTGTCGTCGATCAGCAGCGTCACCAGCGAAGCATTGCTGGTCTCGAAAATCGAGCGGATGTAGAACTCTTTGCCCGAGCCGGACGTGGCCAGCACCGGTTTGAACGACTCCGGGTATTTGACGATGGCGTAAAGAATGCCGGTGTCTGTCCACAGCCCGGCTTCACGCACATACCAATCACCGACTGCCCATAGAGAGGCTGAGACTGCCAAGGCACACAGGGGATAGG